GGTGCCATCAATGGTCTTACCTTTGCGCTTGCTGATCTTATTGTAAGCAGACTCAAGCATCTCGGTCAGTGTGGTGCCTTGCAACTTTGCTTGTACGCATAGAGTTACCAGAACATCTCCACCTTCCATGATTACTTTGTCTCTATTGCCCATGTGTACTTCATCTGCAAACTCGTAAGCTTCCTCAATAAATTTGTTAACCTGTGCAACTTCGTTACCTTCAAAGATCAGGCCCTTACCTTCTGCCCACTCTCCTACTGACTTCTCTAGTTCTTCTAACTTAGGCATTAAATCTCCAAGTAGTAAAGGAAGGGCTACGCTGCCCTTCATAATCAAAAATCTGGTGTAGCTTTATCAACTCTAAGCTCACCAACTTTAGGTAATCTGATCTTACCTTTGCTGGAATCCTGTAGTCCGTACACTCTGTATACGTGGCCTTCAGGGGAATAGCCGGGGTCTGAGAACATAACCTCTGCATCCATGTGCGTGTAGTTCTTACCTAGCATAGCTTTGATAACATCCCCATTTCTCCACCGGAACAATAGGTTTGCTACCTTACCTGCGTACTTACCTGCCCCTTCTTCTGTACCTATACAAAGCAGATCATAACTAATCTGCCTTACTTTCTTCATGGATCTCCAACCTTTGTGACCAGCTACCCAGTCAGTGTCACTCTTTATAACTATCCCCTCGTGTCCCGAATCAATACAAGCCTTAGCAAATACCTCAGCATCAGTAACGGAGTGAAGATCAACAGTGTGAATGCAAGGTAGACCAGCAGCAATAAGATCGCGCCTCCTACTAGAGTACGAGTTATCACTTTGTCCAATAATGAATTCTTCCGTGGTAAGAAAGTCATGGAAATGCATCTCCCTGTTTTGAACCCAATAGCTCATACGAGTTGGGTCGAGTAAGTTATTCCGGTTAGGGTTTACAATACCACTCAACACTTCGAGAGACTTGCCGGGGAGGCATAGCTCACCGATGTAAACTCCGGGTTTGAGAGAGGAATACTTTGCGCGTATACCTTCCACTAGGCTTAGTTGTTTACCTGTTCTACCAAAGATAGCGGTACGATCAGGTTTTACAACGATCATTGCAAACACACCATCGTACTTAATCTGTCCTAGTAAAGGGTAGACTACTCTCTTTGGTGTAACCTCATCATAGTTCTTAACAAGTTGAACTACCTTATCTAACGCCCTATGATCCTTACTTAGCCCTAAGAATTCAAAACAGTTCATTACTTACTCCACTTAGTTAGTCGTTCTATCTCCGATTCAGCATAGAATTTAATCTTCTTTGCATCACGAAGCATCTCGGAATGTTCTACCTCACCATAGCGATAGCAAGCACGGAAGATCTCTGCGATCTGACCGTTCATGTTCTTATGTGAGATCAGGTGTTGTAGTTCTCTGGCCAAACGAGGAAGCCTGTAATAGCTTGCCGTTGATCCATCAGACTTTACCTTACTTACCATACGGGCCTCCTAATGTCTTAATCCATCTTCCATTGTTATCCAGTATCATTGGAATAAGAACTGGTTGAGAGTCAATGATTGCACTACAGCCGATGATTGGACGCTTGGGTAAGAGTTTGCCATAGGCGAAAGCTAGTGCCTTAGGGTCAATCAAACAACCAGAGATCATAGACCAATACAGAGATGACGTTGAACTTCTGTACTGTATCTCGAACTTGCTGTGCTCATGGCCTTGTACAATGCTTGATCTCTCATGCGCTGCGTTGCTCATTATATCACCTGAACTCTGGTGTTGAGCTATCACTGTTTCCCCGTTAGGCAAGTCAATGCAGATTTTCTCATACCAGCTCCAGCCATCTCCACCACCATCAGGGAACAGAACATCTCTGTAAGTTTTGATGTATTGAGTAGGGATGCCGTACTTGAATGCTCTTCTATAAACAAGGGAGCCGTGGTTACTATGGCACACATCTTGTACAGGGAACATACGAGCAAGGGCTTGCATAAAGGTCTTAGCAGACTCTAACTCTGGGCCTGCGCTATCCAAGTTGGGATCAGAATCATGCATTGATAGAGCATGGCCATCCACCTCATCCCCCAGGTTGATAACCCTAGTTGGTTTAATAGCAGCAGCAACAGCAGCAAGGAACTCAAGTGCATCCTGATGATGATAAGGTGCATGTTGGTCAGGGATAATGAGGATGCGGGAATTGTCTACAGTTGTAGACACACCTTCGTAATCAGCGATAGATGGCTTTCTTAATACAACCTCGTTATTTCTGATATGCCTGTTGGCTACTGTATCTCCAACATAACTTTCTCCATTGGCCTTGGTGAACTCTCTTATAGTCCGGTTCCAATACCTGACCATGTGCCTACTTACTGATACACCTCTCAATTCAGATAACTCTGTTGCTGCGTCACCGAAGTTAGATGTGTTGTCGATAGCACTTGTTATCTCTTCATTTGTAAACAATTTCCTAAGTCGAAGCCTTGCCATTTATAATCCTCCTAGCTTTCGCTTTCTTGTTTCGGAGGGTGCGCTTCTCTCCCTCAGTCTTGAAGGTAGGGTGTATACTGTCGTATTTAGGTACTTTTCTATCTTCCAAATAGCCTACAGCATTCACAAGCCAAGATATCTTACTTAAGCCCCTCTTAGATCTGTTAGCTAACCCTTCCACTCTACCTAGATTACCATTACAATTACGACACAATGCCCCTCTCATAAAACCAGTGTCGTGGCAGTGGTCAGCACATACATCTCTGGGGTTCATAGTAGAGAACCTCCTATTACAGAGAGGGCAGATACCCTGTTGATCTTCTACCATCATCTCTCTGAATTCTTTTATATCTTTGTTTTTCATGCGCATAATAGTTGGAAACCCCTCTGCCTTTCTTTGGCAGGTAGTGTAGTAGCTTACTATGTTATAATGACCTTGGCTCTTCTGTTTTAATACCTTCCCTTGCCTAAAACATCCCACCTCCCCACTTATTAACTGCAAACATCCCTGAGGGTGTGGGTAGAATCCCTTTTACCAAAGTCATGTAATCTTCAGAAAGTAACCTGAGTTTTTACGCCCTAATTAACACTCCCTTCGCCTTCATTCGTTCCATACATCATCCTCCCCGTGCGGGCAGTAGATGTCTGGTCTCCACATCTCTCCCTTTTCTTTTCGCATGTGCGCAAGTCTTCCTTGCTCCACCATACGTTGTTCGCAAGAGAGAGTGAGGCTACCACCGCGATGGTTATGAGCCAAACTACGTTGACCCAATGCCTGATTGTACTCTTGCAAGACTGCTTCATACATTTCTTCCTCGGTTTCACATGAGTTTAAAACCTCAAATGCCCGAGTCATGCCTACTCCGGGGATACCGGGATAGTTGTCTGCACTGTCACCAACTAATAGTTGTGAGTAGAAGAACTTAAGTCCAGCTCCTCTCAGCTTATTTACGTACTGAGATAGAGTAACACCATTCTTAACCCTCTTGCGTCTAACCTCCCCCTTTTGTTTTCCTTTGGAATACTTATCTGGCTCACCCTTTGTGTCAGGATGCATAGGTTCACCGTTGTACAGTGGCCAGTATTCGTAATTTATAACCTCCTTTGTCTTGTAGACAGGATCAAGCCATCCGAGTACGTTGACCCATATTTTGTCATCTTTGGTAGGGTCGTAATGCCATCCGGGGCTTATCCTTATGTCCTTATCAGAACTGATAGCAATGGCGTCACTGAACTTCCTGTGTTCACCTGAACCTGTGTCGGCTCCCTGCTGCTCTAGTTCTTTGTTTCTTTGATTAAGCTCTGTAACCATAAGGTCATCTGCTTCGCAATCTGTTGCAACGATAGCATGATGGTTCTCTATTAGGTGAGCCTTAAGCTCTGAGAAGAAAGGTGGCTTCTCTGGTTTACGTTGTCCTTTGTACGGCTTAGTAAAGGCCACGCCCAGCCGAAAGTTACCGGGTGAATCTGTGACGTACAAGATAGCAGAGTCAGCACCAGCTTGGTTAACCCAATAGTTGAGTGTCCAATCCAGTTGGTCTGCTGCATCATCGTACTCTGGAGTCTCCTTGATACAGTGGTACTCCCCTTCCTCTATTCTGAGCAGTGCTTTGGCGTACTTCTCTTCGTCCGTTGTATAGCCGACGAGATAGGGAAGCAAGTCAGCGTCTACTAAGGCAGTGAAGTTTCCCTCAGTTGGCCATAGCTTATAACTAGGTGGCTTATAATATAATTCAGCTCCCATATCAAACATAAAGATCTCCTAAGAAAAGAAGCCCCACCGATAAAGGAGGGGCTATTTTAGTTACTTACTTAAACCTATTGCTTAGGCTGAGGCTGGCTCATCTTCATCAGCAACTACAGGCTTGCCATCAGCTACCCAATCAAGGTACTCGCCGATCAGGTTTGCTTTGGTGCGCTTGGCACGAGTAGCAAAACCTGCATACCGGGTTTCAGTAAAATCAAGACCTTCTTGTACGTTCTCAAGGCTGGCCAAGGCTTCATCAGCAGCTTCTTTAGTCTGGTATGCTTTGCCATCTACAGTGTAGGTGACGTTCTGTACTTCTTCTACTAGAATCTTAGACATATTGAATCTCCTTAAATGGAATCGTTGGTCGTGTCAGACCTTGGTTTTAATCTCTTTCTTCTATAGTCCGGGTTTTTAAATACCCTGTGAATACACTTAGATGGCCTCCCCGATAGGACTTGAACCTACAACACACGGAGTAGAAATCCGATGCTCTATCCGATTGAGCTACAGGGAGATGGTGGGCCTGACTGGACTTAAACCAGTGACCTGCCGATTATGAGTCGGCTGCTCTATTCTTCTGAGCTACAGGCCCTCTAAGTGTACTCACAGCGTATCCCTCCTAAGAGGAACACCTGACCCCGTGCACATCAGTTGGGCATAGTAAGGTGCAGGCAGTTGCGAACCGTCCGTACACGCATACCATAGGCATTGTATCAACCGAGGATTTAGTGCTGATCAGGCACTTTCTCTCATACAGCACGTAACAGAGATCATCCTGCAAGAGGTACTGTTATGGTCTTAGCTGAAGTCTTCCTCTTCATTGAGGTCTTCACGCTTACGCTCAGGCGGTGTTTTGTCGGCACCTTTGTCGTCGTCATCCTTCGCCTTCTTAGTGCCGAAGTCAGGAGTCTCTTTGCGAATAGCTGCAAGGACTTCCTCTACTGCACTGCCGGGAAAGTCGATTGACTCTTCCAGCTTTCCCCAGATTTCAAAGGGAGGAAGTGTGCGCAAAGCTAACTCATCCAGCTTATCAAAGGGAACATGACCTACTGACTCTAGCTCCAGCTCTTCACAAAGCTTGGCTAGCTTGGCTGGCATCTTACTCATACCCGCTACGTTGGTGTAAGCTGCTTCACCACTGTCATCTTTCTTCTTGCTTCCTTCCATATCAATGAGCAAGGGACGACCTATGAAGTCCTCGAACCCACCTTCCAAAACACCTGCCTCGTATTGCTTGAACTCTGCTGGTGTCAGCATCACCTTCATAAACTTTGTGAGTGTAGCACGGTCGCCTTTCTTAAGAGCGAAAGACTTGTGTACCATGATAGGAGTGCCATCGTCATTGATACCACCGCCCTCTTCACCTGACTTCAGTTCAAAGAGTGCACATACAAAAGGTGCAGCAGGTTTCTTCTTACCACCGAAGGTATCTTCGTATTGTCCGAGATGGATAATACCAGACAAACGGGCTTCGTGTTGACCCGCTGCTGCTTGTTTAATTGAACCGCCTGTTACTACCGGATCAGCACCATAATTGAAGCTCATTTATTTCTCCTTTAATATCAATATTCTCTCATCTATAGTCCGGGTTTTGACGCCCGGACTTACCAGCTATTAAGCTAGGTCAAGATGCTTTAGTTTTACTACGGTGTTCTCAAGGTTGGTGTCATAGGTTAGACCAAGCTGATCCCGTTCAGATCTTATGCGCTCAAGAGCCTCACGATGCCGCTTAACTTCCTGTTCCCAGTCAACAGCACATTGGTTAACCTGAACAGCGAAAGCTTTACGGTTAGCTTCCTGAGTCTGCTGAAGCTTCTTGTATCCATGCTGCTTGCAGCCTTCAGCTCGGTCTTCGATGAAGCGGGCTAGGTTTCTGAAAAATCTAATAAGGTTGATCATTGTGTATCTCCAGTCAGTGCTGCCCAGCTTACGGGGAACAGCGGTTTAATTAGGGCACCCATCTCACGGGCAAGATCTTGGATCTCCCCTTGTGCATGGCTGTCTGTGCGTTGGTTGTACACTCTTGCGAATGCTGCCAGTGATCCTGTCCAGTACCATGATACCTCTACACCCTGAGGCAAGACGAATCTAGCCTGCTCTGGTGCAACACCATCCTCTATCATAGCTCCGTAAAGCAGGATGGCTCTGTTGCATGTGTGCCAGTAGATACTCTTCCAAGTTTCTGAGTCAGGATGCACACCTGCTGAGCCTTGCTTGGCATTAGCTGGCGCACAACGGAACTCTTTTGGAACGAACAGGCTAGGCACACTCTTGATGTACCTACGTGACTCTTCATTTTCTACCAGTCCAGACTTATGCTTGAAGCATTGAGTCCTGATAGGCACGGGGGCCTGCATCACGAGGGTAATCTGAGGGTGACCGAACGGAGTCCAGTGACCATGAGAAGCTAAGAAGTTAATCAGTCCGTAGTCTTCCATGCTGATTATGTTGTGCTGCCCTCCCCGTAGATGAGGGTTTGCATGTAGAAGGCTGTCCCGGTACTGACACCATTCAGAGTAACGCTTACTCTTTGTGTCAGGTAGGTACTCATCATTGATGTACCAGCTCTTGCTGCTGAAGGATACACGGGCAGCGTTAACTACCCGTAAGTCTGTTCCCATGTGGTCTTCGTATACTGCCTGCATTGTGACCCCTTAGTTGCTATCTTTGAAAGATGCGAAGAGGATGAACCCCCAAATGAAAAGTGTTACTGAAATCAGGACAGTGGCCTGAACGTAGAACCATATACTCATAACCTACTCCTTAAAGATGCATGAACCTATAGTCCAGATGAGGGCCAAGTTAAGAAGGCCTAGAAGCAGCCCTCCAGTGATACCATATAGAGTCATTGATATCTCCTAGTGGGTATCTGCCCAGCTCATTCCGATTTTATATTCACCCGCTAATGGGATACGAATACCTAGGTACTCACCAGCCTTGGTCATCTGTTCTGCTAGGATAGCACCAGCCCTGTGATACCTACGCTCTACTAACAAGGTGTCATCCTTCTTAGGATTGCCATCAAGTACAGCAGGTGCAGACCACATACGGCCTTCACTATCTCTGTGCTCACGCTTCTCTTCCACTTTCCAATCAGCAGAGTTAATCTCATAGGTTGTGTATTCCACCTCACTCGTCGGTACTTCCATCTGGATCTCATCGTGTACGTTAGCAATGAACAAAGGCCAGCCTCTTGCATCAAGCGCAACGTCTTCAGCTATCATCTCATCTTCAGCAAAGACTTGTCCCCACTTCATACACAAGGAGCCTGTCATCTGGAGGAGCACGTTCAAGATAGTGTGAACCAATAGCTCACCACTCTTAGCACGGATACGTCCCCATCTGCCATCGACTGCCAGTACATGACCGAACTTCTTACCCACTCTCTCAAGTGCAGAGATAAGGTTAGACAAAGCAGGAAGCTTCTCTTTGAACTCTTGTACTCTTCTCTCCATTTTCTTAGCAGATAGCCCGGTAACAGCAGCTAGGTTAGGTATGCCTGATCCATATAAAACATTGTCTTCGGCAGCGGTCGTTAGTTGCTACCCGTTCTCTGATGAACTGCTGCATGTCGCCATGCAGATGAGACTATATCATCATACTTTCGTATGCCTACCACTTCGAGCCACTTGGCTCTACTCCCTCTCGGGATAGTCGTTGCACCTTCCTAGAGTAACGCATTTATTCATGGGCATGTTACCTCCATGTTATTGCGTCACTTTAGGCTTGGCTCAGGATTGCCTCTATGAGGTGTCCCCTGAATTCAATAGGTTTTATATACGCCGTTATAACGCATAGATAAATGTCTTAGCCATATCCCGAGTAGGGAGGCCAGCCATCTCTTTATTATACGTGTGGATGTCACCATGAAGAACCTGCTTGATGTACTCAGGGTCATTCATAAAGTGAGCAAGCATACGAAGCTCAAGGCCAGAGGCATCACAACCTAGGATCATGTAGCCATCCGATGCAATGAACAGGTCACGTAATGGATACAAGCCTCGACTCGGTATGTTCACTACGTTCCTGTGTCGCATACGGAATGTGTTAGTCCCGATGCTGATCGCAACAGCAGGCACACGCCACTCATCCTCTACTGGCCAGCTACCCATCTTAGCGTAGAAGTCTTGCGCTTCGATGCGGTACTCATCAGACCAAGCTCGTGCCATGAGGCCACGGCATTGGTGCTTACCAGTAGCCTGCCTCGGCCACACTCCTGCTTTATCAAAGTAAGCTACGTCTTTGGAGTTAAGGATCTGGTTGGCTCGGCTACAAAGGACGTACCACCTTGCGATACCAGCAGCCCATTCCGGTACAGTACCAGAGGACTCCCATCGTTCGAGTGATTCTTCGTCGATCTTACCAGCCCAAGGCAGTTCCAGCTCGCCGTACTCATCAATGTACTCCTGTTCTTTTTCGTTATAGTTAACACCTCTCCAGCCTTGTGAGTAAAGAACTTGCTTGACTGAATCCCGGTTACCTAGTGGGATATCCTCAAACAATACAGGGGTGAATGGGCCAGCTATCGGTCTCTCTTCCACCTTGTAGTCATTGATATTCCCACGAGCTTCCTTGATATATTTTTGAGATGTTTTGCTATAGGCACCACCTTTGTTGGTAGGGTTCCAGTTGGTAGCTGCGTAGCTGATGTGCGTAACATCGAAGTCAGCTGACTCTAGGTTAGCTTGTAACTCAACTGCATCTCTATCTGGTAACCAGTCGTACATCTTAGCTGAGTCCTTCAGCCACTTGTTGAAGTCCTCTTTCTTAGCAGCCTTCTTGCGTATACGAAGTGGCATGTGTGGACGGAAGCCCTGCTCTGTGGCTTCTATCTCTTTGTGTAGTTCCACCCAACGACTATAGGCTAGTTGCATATCAAGGCGGAAACCCCGGCGTCCCTGCCGTGCCATGATCAATGCTTCCTGTAACTCCATGCCGTAAGCAGTCTCGATACCGTACCCGGTAACCCTGTTAGAGCCACGGTGCAGGTGGTCAGTCCATTCTTCTTTCATCAAGTACCAGAAGAAGTCAGCACCAATGAAGCAATCTTCCTTGACTCGCTCAAGCATGTGGTCAGTCAGCTTAGACCAGTCCTCATTGTCAGGCTTCCAGTTACCTATGCGGATACCATGAGCCTCGATACTATGAGGCCCTACGTTACCCTTGCCCAATGCATGCGCTGCATGAGGAACCTTGCGGTCAGGTTTAAGCAATGTGCTTAGTACGTAAGTATCCATCACACGGTACGGAAAGAACTGAGACCACTTGCGATCCTTTCCTCGCTTCTCCCTGTTGTTCATAGTCCAATCATCAGGGAATATAGTGTCAAGAGATAGGGCGTCATATCCATAGTTATGCATGGAGATACCCTCTGCCTCAAGCAGCATCCTTACACCATCAATCAAGTAACCGTCTTCTTCTCCTTCAGCATCCAGTACCTCTCTGTTATCTGGATCACGGGATTCATATGGATCAAAGAACTGGAAATACTCACCAGTCTTAAGATCTTGAATACCGATTACGTGCATACTCGATGGGTCATTATGTCTCAGTGCATGGAGGAGACCTACCGCCTCCGTATCTGAGTACAGAAAGCGACCGGCACCTGAAGGGCTATTGGGTTTACTTGGATGGTTCATAACATCTCCTAGTGTAATTCGATGAACTCAAAGTCGGGTAGCTTTTAGTGTAGCTTAGCCAGCCTGTTTGTTATGTCTATAGTCCGGGTTTAGTAAGGCCCAGGAAATTTTGGGTTATATTGTACAGCTCGACTATCCCTGCCAGTGACAGGGCATTGCATCCTACCCGCATCGAGCAAGGCACCCTCCTCTACCAGCCCAGCTACTACCTTGCTAACTGCATTGATAGGGACAGCGGTGTACTCACTGAGTTCCTTGCGAGTACAGGGTAGGTGGTGTGACTCCGTATAGGAGATGATCAGGTGCCTATGCTGATAGAACTTATCCAGTTGGATAGCGAACTGCATAGCATGTAGCTTGTGAAATCTTATAGCTTTTCTACCTGTTGTGATTGGCATTACAATCTCTCTTTGTACTCAATAGCTCGCAGGCTTTCAATAGCCTCATCAATCTGTTGAGCCTTGTCTGTAGCCTCCCGGATGATCTTGTTCTTTGATTCAAGGAGTTGATCAGCTTGCTTACCAAGAGCGCCACCAACTTCCAAGGGTATGTCAACCTCTACACTACCTAGGTGGATTACTTTATCGCTGTCCAGTTTATCGTCTGATAAGAAGATATCACCGTATAGACAGGAGTTTGGGTCACTCCAGATAGCAACATGAACTGTTCCAGTAAAACGTGCTGGTATCTCTAATGCTCTCATAATAATTACACCTTAAGAATATGTTAAAAGAGAAAGAAGCAGGGCCTAAGCCCTGCACCTTACTTACGTCTTACCTCAGCTTGTGCTTGCAGTCTGGTAAGTCCTTCCTTCTGGATCTTCTTTGTGATACTGGCAGCAGTGAATGCCTGTCGTTCAATCTCATCCTGAGCAAAGGGGTCACCCTTTCTTGCTCGGATCTCTAGGTCTGACATTATAATGCCGACCCTTGCACTTGTAAGTATAGCCATTGTTTCTCCTACTTCTTGTTACGTTCTCAGATGTTAGACCGGCGCCTGGCTGAACTCTTGGCATGGGCAGAACCAGTGCTACCACGTCCCTGGGGGGTAAGACCCGGACTGCCGGTGAGATGGGGACTCACGCTCACTATACAGGCTCTCCATTACAGCTAGGGTTGCAGTTGAACTTATCATATTATTCTCCTATCCAAAGGCGTCTGTGTTTGTTTCTTCTGTAGTCCGGGTTTTGTCTACAGTTGTAGACACCCTACGTTGGCTTGGTTCAAGTAGGTTACCCGTGCTCTCCTGTCCTAGGAGTATAACCTTCTCGCCAGTGTACAAGCCTTGATCCCTGTCCTTAACGATCTTGATATAGGTTGTGGTCTTCTCCTCTGTAGTATCTGCTTGAGTGTTACGCTGTACTGCAATAGCATAGCTTGCCCAAAAGCCTATGGCTCTGGAGCCACGGAAGTCTGATAGCTGTACTTCGCCACCTTCCTCGTGCGGTGTACGGCCTATACCAACAGTCTTAAGGTGAGAGACCAGGTGAATGGTGACCTCTTTGTTGTCCTTATAAAGACCAAAGGTTTTCAGTGCCTCATCAATACCCTCTCGCTCGTTACCCTTGCCATCCTGCTTAACCTCAATGCCTACCAAGTTGTCGATGATGATGTGCTTAACACCCATCGTATAGAACTCTTCAACCTGCTCCATGACTGCATCAATACTACGGCTGTCTGACAGGTCAGCAAAGAATAATTTGTTAAGCCCTGCTACGTAGTCAATGACATCATCAACCTCTTCCTTAGTATAGTTGAACGCCAGCCTGTACCCCCGGCTAGATGGATCGTTGTTAGGTGGTAGTTCAATACGCTTGTTGATCCACTTACCAACAAAGGAACGGGCCACCTTGACATAAGGATCTTCCGTGCTGATCACACCAACAGACTCACCGTGCTCTTCAACAAGATGCTTTACTATGTGGCGTAGCACCTCGGTCTTACCTACACCTGAGCCTGCTCCGTATAGGATGAGCTGGTGCGGTCGGATACCTAGGGTAAGGTGATCCATGCTAGGCCAAGGCCATCCAAGTCCGGGCTTTGGTTGCCCAGCCTTCAGCTCATCCTTGATACTATGAACGCTCTTAACATTCACACCTTCAAAGACTTCCTTAGGATTCCACCATGCATCAACGAACGCCTGCTCAAGTCCACGCTTAAGGCAATCGTTAGGGTCTTTGGTTCCCGAGGGAAAGACCAGCTTGACTGTCTTAGTAGGGAAGATACGGGCTACCTCCCGGTTCATCTTCTGCCCTGTGTCGTCGCCATCAAAGGCAACGATGATCTTCTTGAACGCATTGATAGCAGACTTCCTTCGTCTGATCTGCTCGACTGCATTCTCTCCATCCGTGGGTGCCCATACGTGGAAGAGAGTACCTTCGTACTTGGTTCCCTTCTGGCTCTCGCATAGCATCTCCTGTGAAGCAGCAGCATCGCACTCGCCGCCCGTTAGCACCAGCGTATCCATCCTTCGGCCTGAAGCTAGCACCTCTGGTAGTGTATGCTCACCAAACAATTCAAAGTTACCCCACTGTTTACCAAGGTGTCCATACTTAAAATCTTTAGGTAGGTTACGACACTTGGCACCTACTACCTCACCTGCCTCGTACTTAGGGTAGTAGTGACGAGCTACCTTACCCTGTGCATCATGGCCTACACGGATGTTGTACATCTTTGCGTACTTGCCATGTATCTGTCGGTCGATGAGGTGCTTGACCTTAAGGGTATCAAAGTGCTTGACATCTGATGCCCACTCTGCCTCAAGGCTGGCCTTCTCTTCTTCACTCATCACCTGATAACGATCACGTTCTCGCATCCCACCAAGGGCAAGCTGTCTGGTGAACTCATTTCTTATCTTACCCTCTCGCTCAAGCTCCTCAAACTGCTCGATGCTGTACTTAATCTTCCCGTTGATCTCACCTCCGAGGATAGGGTTAGTGCCATCGGGTGCAACGTAGTAAGGCTCGCCGCTGGTATGGAAGCTAGCCCGATTGCAATAGAAACCACCGTCATCAAATTGCATAAGGTGGTTGGCATATTTATCGTGGCCGTTCTTCGCACACTCTGGACATTGAGTGTCGCCTACTATAGCCATTAAATAATCTCCCTCTTCTCTTCTCTCCGCTGGCGCCGTGCCTTCTTCTCTTTCTTTTCTTGTAGCTTGGCAGCATCATAGCCTTTGGTCTTGCGCTTTTTTACGATCTTCTCGAATTGCATATTTTCCTGCATCATAATCTCCTATGGGATGCGTTGATTCTATAGTCCGGGTTAACCGTTGGCGTATACTGCTCGTTGTAGTCCATGACTAGGAGAGAAGCCATGCTCAGCTCGGAACTCCATGGCTTCCATTGCAGCTAGATCAAGGTCATCGTGATCGAAGTACCCTAAGAATTTTGTGATACTTTTAACTCTAACCTGAGCCTTCCATTTATTAGATTCCTTGTTCCATGTTACTCCTGTTACTCCACTATTGTTTGCCCTGCTCTTACTTCTGTTCCTGCTATTATCCAAGGAGTTGCTTGCTTCTAGGTTACTCCATCTATTATTTGTAGAGTCCCTGTCTTTGTGAGCAACCTGCTCTGGTATAGCAATGCCCATCCATAGGAAGGTAAGCCTAGATGCTAAGTACCTTTCTTTATTAAACCTTATATAAATACTAGGGTATCCTGTTGCGCCTATTGATTTTGTCCCAGCAGCTAGTCCTTCTAGTCTAGCATTGAATGCTTTGCCCTAGCTTTCCATGTGAATACACCTGTCTCTTCATTGTAATCTAATAGCTCACGAATCTTGTCTGTTGTTAGTTGCATTACGCCTCCACCTTATGTTGTCTACAACTGTAGACACCTTTGAATATGCTAGGCTCCCCGGCTCCTTGTTACCTTGTGACGTCCTGCTGCGCAGTTAACCCTAGCCTTACTCCCTTTTTCCTTTACACCCTTGACGGAATGCTTCGCATGTGCTGGACTTCCTGTTCTTCTATAGTCCGGGTTATGAATTCGATGCGATGTCTACAGTTGTAGACACGATGGATGAGAATGAATTGCATTGTCGCAGTGACTTCTGCTTGGCAGAGCCAAGGGAATAGTATAGATAAAAGAAAACCCCATCCACTTTTACATGGACAGGGCCTTGACTTTCTCTTTACCTACACATCTTAAGCAAATGTATATTGAGCCTTATGGATTTGATCAAGGCCTAGCGTACCAATCATCGGCACCTCTTCCTCGCCCTCCTCTTTCAGTATCTCTTCCACCTCCTCCTTGAAGGTAGTCAACCAATCCGAACGGTAAAGCTTAACGAATTCCTTGGTTAGACAGTCACGTAATGCTTGCGTCTTACCAGCATGAGTACCAAACGAGTCATGGATTACTGCAATACTATCTAAACCTTCCCGCTTGAACGCATTTACAGACTTGATCAAGTGACTAGCATCCATGCTATGCACGTAATTAGGTGCTGAACTTGACTTCATTCTGTTAGTATCAATCTCATCTGTTTCTTGTAGCACTGTGAACTCGGTCTTACCTAGCAGCTGAGTGTATACTATCTTGCTTTCCATCTTGTAAATTGCTTGCTCAACCAGGAATCCTGTTGGCGTAGTCCAATGAAGGATCTTATTCTGCTTGCCTACCTTGGTTGCTAGTCTCTGTATGAAGCTCATACCCTGCCGTGCTGCTACTACTACGTCACCAATGGCATCCCAAAGCAAGCGAGTACACACTGCAACGGCATCACCAATAGGGAGAGCTGAGTTGCTGTCACCAAAAGGATGAACCGGGTTAGCTGAGCGCCCCGCTGCCTTGGCCTTGGCTGCCTCATCAGCTTCCAAATCAGACAAGTGACCAAAGATACTTGAACGACAGGTCAACATCGTACTGCCATAAGGCAAGGTCATCACTGGTGTCTTGCACAATGATCTGTCTACACCTGTAAACAACCATGCTTTGCAATACTTCTTGACAAGATCATTGTCTAGTGATACGCCTAGGCTATTGATCTGTACCTCTATCTTGCCTGCGATAATGTCTTGCATCTTTTTAATAACTACCTCTGCAACATCCTTATAGATATCTTGAGGCTTATCGTTAGGTGTCAGGTTAACGGCAGCGCCACCTCTTGCATCACGGAGCATAGCACTGTAATGCTGGATGCCTGAGCATGAGCCATCCTGTGCTACTGGTGTACGGCTTAAGAAATCTGAAGCCTTACGCCCTGAGTCTTCCCATTCCAGCAACTCAGCCCACTCTAAGGCCCATGCTAGGAACTGCCAAGGCTTGTCTGCGTTTGCCCATTCACGAAAGGTCAGGGGATCGGCAGCAATATCCCGGATTGATTCTTCCATACCCTCGATGAATGCAACACGGTCATCAAAAGAAATCTTGTCTTCACCCCATGTACCAGCACCTTGAACGGCCAGCCAGTAACGGCCATCAGTACCTAGTGCTTCAGCCTTATGGAACCTGACCAATGCTTTCTGTAGGTCACCGCCTTGAGGCCCAAACTGTGAGCTGCGGCAGTACACACGGCTCCTGCTATCCAGTGTATACACAAAGTACAAGGCAGGGTAACGACTGAAGGTACGAGCTACACCTAACGCCCGGCTTGCATCCATGTACTTGCTTGCCCGTGTATTCTCTGCCTCGTAAACCTTACGTGCTTCACCCTTCCAATCTTTGAACTCTTGGAATTCATCAGGAGTCATTGCATTTTTCAGGTCGTCACCTCGTAACCCTCCCAGTTCTTCTCTTACTGGTGCTTCAGGAGGACGGAACGGATCAGCTTGAGGGATACCAATAGCTAGATCCTGCTCTTGTACCTGCTGTGCCACGTCAAGAATACCAGTGTTAACTTCCCATGATACCTTTTGCAATGTGTTGATAGCAGCGTACACTTCAGGCATTTGCTCTTTGGTCAGCTTCTTAAGGTGCTTGCGATTGTTAACCTTGACCAAGGGAAGAGTCCGTGAAATTTCAGGCATGTAATACCCGCCATTCTTAGGGCCTTTCCATGAGCGAGGTGGTACTACGCACGGGCTGTAGTCTGGACTCATCTGGCCGATGAATTCATCGAACTCAAGACACCAATCAGATACCTTGCCGCTTATCTCAATGTGGTAAGGATCACGGCGCGAGTGCCTAGCTACCCTGAATACTGGCTCACCTTGGAATAGCAATGTGCTCTGGATAATCTCGATCATGGTCAGACCAATGTGAAGCAGGTCAGACTTAGGCCAGTCAGCCCACCGATCTATATCAATAGCATAAGGCCCTGTCTTCTGGTCAGATAGCTTACGCTCGGCTGAAGCCATAACTTCACGGCGATGGCGGTAAGACTTAGATCGTACCCGCTTCAGGGTATCCTTAACTTTCTTTACATAACCCGGTGCCACCTCTTCTACCTTAGTGAACCGTGCTTGATCTTCAATGCGACCACCAATCTTGATCGCAACGTGCTGAAGTGTGCCATCCATTGACAGGTAATCAAGGATTGTCTTGACTGACAAGTAAGCCAGAGTCAAGGCAGGTACGCATTCAAGGTAAGGTATTGCTTTAGCTGTGCGTCCACCTTTGGAACGGCAGTGCAATATGTAAGCTTCAACACCCTCGGTCAATGGCTCGATGAATTCTTTGGTCAGTCTACGGTTTGAGTTAGTGCTGCTTGCTTCCCCTGATTCAATAGCACGTTGTTGTGACTTCTTGTAACGCTCAACACCACCATCAAAGGCAGCTTGCTCAAGTCTCATCTGTTCTGCCATAAGTAATTCATCAGTCCACTTCATATCATCCACCCTTCTTTGCAATTCTGCTACAGATCAGCAGCTCGTCAACTTCTTGGTTACTAAGGCGACCACCATAACAGGAACTAAGGATAAGTTCAACACCTTGCTTACCGTTTCTTCTCTTAATAACTGAAACGATATCTGATACACGGTACTTGACTTGACTCATGTTTTGAATATGTGCATCCACGGCATGTACAAGGTTGGCTGCTACTCTGATCTCCACTTCACTGGCATCGAACTGTATCATAATTTATAACTCCCGTATGCTTCATCAATTTTACTTAGGGTATCTTCCTTGTCAGCAATATGAGCACAGGCACCTGATATAATACTTTGCCATCCCCAGTAGCTATCAGATCCTCGCTCGTTTATCGGCTTCCTGGAATCCAGCTTAAGGCCAGCTCGCATACTTGTCAGCATCCACTCTGTTTCCTCCTCTACGCTGGTCAGTACCTCATGAGCCTCTTGAACTACCTTTTCATTATCAGCTAGGTAAGCATCAAACAAGGCATCGGCTAATTCTATCTGAGCCTTCTCTATTGCATCTTCCTCTTCAGCCTGTGCTTCCCCTTCAAAGTCTGTTGTCTTCCAAGTATCGTAATCCATGTTACACCTCGTTGCTTGTTAGGTCAGGCCGGAATTACCCGGCCATCCTCGTTACTGTTACGCTGCTACTGCTTCAGCAGACATCAAGGTATCCTTGGCTTCCAGCAGCAGGGCATAAGACTCATGCTGTGAACTATAACCAAGCTTGACCATTGCACGGAATACCTTGCGAACTTCAGCCGGATCGACTGCCTGTTCTGCGCTGAGGCCAAGCCTGGCGTACATACAATCGCTTTGGAACTGCGGCAGGGCCGGTACTACTGCCTTGGATTTGCCCTTGCTCTCGCGCTCTTGACGAGCTGCTGCAAGCTCAGATTGCAACTCAGATACCAGCTCCCTGAGCTTCAGCACTTCAGGGTCAGTGCTATCTGGCACGGCAGTCGGGATACCTCCGATACTCACGTCACGGCCTGTAGCAGGCGACCACGGAGCACCCTCATCTTGACCTAGGTCAGGCCCGTTATCTACCGTAGTAGACATTGGGAGGGCAGGCTCTTTCGATTCATCCACTGGCTGCGGTACACCGGCCATCTTTTCAACTGCCTTGCCTGTCAGGGCCTCGCCTTCAGCGACCAGTTCACGTGCTGCTTGCTTCACCTCTTCAGGAAATCCAGCCAGCTTATGCAATACGTTAATGCTTTGGCCTGCCAGTTCATCATTCGTAGCAAATTCATCCGCAACTTTCATCAAACGATAAACGTAAGCCTTCTTGAATTCAAAACACTCCTTAGACCAATCAAGAAATTCATTAGCTGAGCTGAATTCTTCCCTTGCCTCATTTAGCAGGTGACCAACTTGAACCAAGGCATTGGCAGAAACTCGGAGACTTTCGGCGATTTCTGCTTCCAGCTCTGGCAATCTTGCGCTAGCTTGCGGCTTCTCTTTGTCTGCCTTGTCTTCCAGCTCTGTCAGCTTGTCAATTACAGGAGCAATCGCGTCACGTGCCTTGCTCTTGCTATTCCAAGGTAGCTCTTGTAAGTTAACCTCAAGTGCAAAGAGCAATTCTATACTAGAAGCCAGTGACTCGCTCTTGCCAGTCAAGAATTCTTGAGTGTTACGCAACTTAGCGATCAAAGAGTCGACAGTTCCAACCTTACTTCCGCCGGATCTTGCGGCCTTAGGAGTACAGCCCTTTTGAACTACCAGTACCAGCTCTTCACGGGCTTCAGAAATTGATTCGAGAACAATATTTGTCATGGTCATTACCTTCAAGTTAAGTGGTTCGGAGCGTTGGCACTCCCTCTACTACCCATGTATGTTCTCATGGGCAGTAGGCAATGTCAACTAATCTTTAACCTTTCCTCTGCTGTTTTAACAAGGCTTTCAAGGTACTCAATTACAAGGGGGGTGGCGTCACCTCTAACATCATTCACACTCCTGTCAGTGTAAGCAATGTAATTACCGAATTCCCTGTAAAATTCTAAGCAATCCTTCAGCCCCTCGTACAGGCCCTCTTTCATCTTTTCAGGGACTAACAGTGCGTAGAAACAGGAGCCATCAAAGGTGTAAGCGTTTGGGATCTTAAGCTTGATCCTTTTCGGATCCTGTGAGACTGCCATATTCATAAATAACGGCTTGTTTAAGTCTTTCATGTTAACCTCACTATTTCAGTTGAATTAAGAATTGATCAAGTTACCATCTCGAAAGGTAGCACTGCCTGTCCATTTTACAGTTACGTCATCATCTGTCAAGTACCATTCACCTTTCTTTTGAAACAGGCCCCAATTAAATGTCAGCCGGGAAAGTACGCCGTTCAAACGCTCTTTAGTTGTAACGGTTTGCCAACCAGCATCCGTGATCCACAACTCGTCAGTAGACACGATCTTCTTGGCTATTAGGTTATTGTGGAGTTTCAAGTACCATTCCTGAATTTCAGTAGCACCACAATCAGAAACAGTGGTATTACCTTGGCTGAACCTGTACTCGTTGTCAAATGCATCAACTGACTGGCTAGTGATCTTGCGCATAATGTTACCTCGTTTCGGTTAGTGTGAGTGTAGCTTACATGGCCTTCCTTGGCCTGTCAAGAACTTTCTAACTTTTACAGTGGTATAGATAGTCATAATTTTTTAATCCTCGTTTATGCGTATTCACCAACATAGCAATATTGGCTGTATTGTAATTCGTGCAATTCGCCGTCTTTACACAGTGAGTCTGACCAATCGTTAAACGCTTGATTCATTGCTGGTTCGTCGTCTTCACCGTGTTGCTCAATAACCAATGGTGCTATGTCTTCATCGAATCTTTCAGACAATGCTTGTTCTGAATCAATACCACCTGTAACGGTTGCGTATTCTTCAATACTTTCTAGTAGTTCAACGTGCGAAAAAATACCCATAATCTTTACTCCAGTTTTAAATACATTGTTTGGTTTTACTTTACGCTTGCCTGTCTAGCCTGTCAAGAACTTTCTAACTTCCCGGTTTACCCGATACTGTTAGAAGAGAAAATCAGAACTAGGGTTTTAACGTGTTTATCCTTCACTGTATCTGATTTGCTCGTTTGCCTTGATCTTTTTCAAATGATACGCAATGCTTTTGATACTGTCAAGCCTGGAATTATGCAAAGTCCGAAAATAACTAAAATCATTTGCCTATCCTCCAAAGTTTATCCGCGATAAGATACCGAGACCGATACCCTACCGGATAAAATCTAGCTTTGCAAGCTATATTTTGGCGATTATCCACGTTGGCAAGGTCTCACAAAAACAGGCCTGTACCTTCTTACCTTCCGGCCAAATAATGTAACCGTTCTCTTCCACTGTTACAAACCATATTGACAGGTTGATCTTACTTAATGTTTTATAGGTCATTTTTTTGTTACCCTCGCCAGTAATCAAAATCTGAGAAATTCCGTAGCTCATAATTGTATTCCTGTTTAGGTGGTTTCACGGATACCTATACTTCTCACCATCCCATACTTCGAGGGTTTCAGGCTTAACGGAGTCGGAC